TGGTGGTTCCATTTCAGGTGGAGGCGGCGCTGGTGGAGTTTTGTATGATGCCACACACACCCTTGCTCCTGGCACGTATCCCGTTGTTGTAGGAGATGGTGGTGCTGCAGTTGGTAATCAAACGGCAGGACACAATGGTGCTAATTCGGTTTTTGATACGATAACTGCAACAGGGGGTGGAGCTGGTGGTAGCGGAAAATCAGATGGTACTTCATTGAATGCAGGAAATGGAGGTTCTGGCGGAGGAGCAGGAGTCTATTCTCCTGTTGGAGCCTCAGCGACCAAAGGTACGGGAACCGCAGGTCAAGGCAATGATGGAGGAACTGGCTCAAATACTGGTAGCGCTTCAACGGGTGGCGGAGGCGGCGCGGGAGCGGTGGGAACAAACGATATAGGAACGGGTGGTGTAGGAGTTTCCAATTCAATCTCAGGAAGTTCAGTCTTTTATGGTGGTGGCGGTGGTGGATGTTTCTTCCCCACAGGTGGCGCAGGGGGTAATGGAGGCGGTGGAACAGGAGATAATATCTCTGTTGCCGCAACTGCGGGTACTGACAATACGGGGGGTGGTGGTGGTGGTGGATATGCGTATGCAGGCGGGGCAGGGGCGAAAGGCGGCTCAGGCATAGTTATTATCCGTTATCACACAGCAGATTTTGGCGTATGTACGGGCGGCACCAAGACCACAGATGGAAGCGATACTATCCACACCTTCCTTCTTGCCGATAGTGGGACAAACTTTGTAGCAACTGCGGCAGGAAATTCGACGAACTTCTTTCTGGCAATGTAGTGGTACAATTAGAATATGAGATTAACGTATACCGACCTTAAAAATATCTATCTTTCAAATATCGGCATGGACGGATCGACCGATGCCAATATCCTCACGCAATTTCAAACAAATCTCGGGAGCCGCTATCAGATGATTCTTGCGCGTATGCGGGACTATGAAACGCAAAAGGATATTACGCAGACAACCGTCGCAAATCAGCAATATTATCAATACCCTCCGGGTATCGTAAACATTGAAGGTGTTGTTATAACTATTGGGAACGTACACTACCCCATGACCGTTGTAAACTCACAGTGGCAATGGAACTGGTTAAATGCCCTGCAAGTGCAACCGACTGCTATCCCGCAATTCATCTTGCCCCGTCAAAGTGATTACGGGATTTATCCTATCCCGCAGACAAACGGATATTCCATTACATTCAGTTACCACTACCGTGACCGAAATCTAAGTGTTGAGGATTACCCCACAGGCTCCGTGACCGTTACCAATGGAAGTGCTACGGTCACCGGCTCAGGGACGACATTCATCCCCGCGATGGCCGGACGGTGGTTCGTTGGTGCAGGACCATACGCACAGCAACGATTTCATATAGACTTGGGAAGCGCAAAAACTATCCATAGGATTTATTACGAAAACAGTCATGTAAGTGGTGGATATACAAATAGAGGATTCAAAACTTTTACCTTTTGGGGTTCAAATACTTCAGGAGCGTTTGCAGATTTAACGTATGGAACGGATACCAACTGGACGCAACTGACAACAGCATCATCTACATTTGATGAACACAGTGCATCAGATACGGCAGTCCCTAAGTATATAACTGTAACTAATTCAACAGCATATCAATACTATGCGTTCAAGTTTTCTGATGATTGGGGAGCAAGTGGAGCATGGTCAGGGGTACGGAGAATTGTCCTACAGACAGAAGATGTCCCTCCCCCTACCACCAATTACCTTTCCTCTTACCGTAATGACCGATTGAGCTTTGGGTAGTGGTGTATAATAAAAATATGAAACTAACATACTCGGATATTAAATCTCAATTCCTCAGAAACATAGGATTCGTAGGTTCCACAGATACGAATGTTATTGCCGATTTTAACAGCAATTTGGCGCAGCGATACCAGCTTGTTGTCGGAAAACTTGCCAACTACACCACGCAGAATACAACCACAATGGCTACGGTCATCAGCCAGCAATATTATGACTATCCTCTTGGTATTATGAATATAGAAGATGTGGTGGTGCAGGTGGGAAATGTGAATTATCCGCTTGAAATTATAAACTCACAACATAATTGGGATTTATTAAATAGCATACAAATACAGGCTTCGGCCATCCCGCAGTTTATCTTCCCCCGGAGTCCGTATGTAAGTGTCGCGGGGGGCGGGGGATTTGGGATTTGGCCCATACCCCAACAAATAAATACGATTACATTTAATAAACATTATCGGGATCGGGATTTGTCTATCGCAGACTATACAACCGGAACAGTCACCGCGACTAATGGGATAGGAACGATTGTAGGATCAGGAGTAACATTCACTCCCGCTATGGCAGGGAGATGGTTTCAGGTAACGAGTGCAACAAGTACCGGACAGGGCTATTGGTATCTTATTAACTCGTATACCGATCCATCAACCATTGAGGTAACGCCGACATGGGCGGGGGCAACTGCCGGATCACTAACCTATCGTATTGGAGAAGTTCCTTTAATTCCTGACGAAGGGCATATTGTCTTAGTAGACGGGGCAACGGCTGACTTCTACGGCGGGCCGAGAAAAGACTATGCTTCAATGACGGCATGGAACAATCGTTTCTGGACGGGAGATATGAATAATACCGCGCGCGATGAGGGGAATGTGGATATTGTCGGGGGACTTATCGGACTAGTCAACAGATATTCGGATAGAAATAACGAGCGAATAATCAACAGACGGCCGCGCTTGAACCCACTCAGCTATCAAGTGTGGGCCACACGGCTCTCGACATGAGCCTATGGCTGAACAAAACATTTCAGTTACAACATTTAGCGGTGCAATATCCCAATCCTTAAAAGTCGGGCTTCCCGGCTCTGGTAGGTTTGTTAAATTCCTCAATCCCTATTTAGACCCAAGCTATCTCTCCCCGTTTCAAAAACCTACGAAAGTTTCCGGTTCTACCGTGGTGGATTTAGTCAAATGGATGGAGGACGGTACGCCGTATGATACGAATCGGTGGTTTTATGATTTGGCGGGAAACATTTATAAAGAAACAAGCGCCTTTTCATGGAGTGTAGACCGCGCGGGGGCAACGATAGCCAACGGAGCTGCGGGACAAGGATTGAAAGTGTTTACGGATGGACTCTATTATGCTACCTCAACCACATTGGGAAGAAAGTATCCTTTAGATGGAACCCCGGCATATAACGATGACTTTTTATCAGACGGGACAACGAATGTGGATATAAGCCAGGCGATAGTTGGGGCGGCACAAGTCTATACCACTCCCGTAGCCATAGCGGAAACGGCGGGAAATAGGTTTACGTTTTCTAATTCATCCGCTTTTCCGCATAGCCCGGTAGGACAGCAAGAATTGAAATATGATCCCATTAAAGCAATCTCCGTATTTATTGTAGCCAAAGGAACAGGGGATTGGACAGTAACGGTGCATGACGTAAACAATGTTTTAGTAGGGGCAAAAACTATCGCAAACGCGAGTTTGACAAATACGGCGCTTAATGTCTTTACATTTTCTACACCACTTCGTATTGACATAGGAAACGAATATCATTTTCACGTTACCTCAACCGTTGCTGACGGTACGGTTCAGACCGGAACTTCGGCTAATTTAGAAACCGTGACATTTACGGAGTTTTTCGGGATTCTCATTACTGATCCTGATTTCCATCCCATGCAAATAATAAATGATTTATTGGTTATCGGTAATAATAATTATGTCGCAACATGGGACACGGCTATTTACAATCCCAACGCAATTGCTTTCGATCATGGTTTTAAGGTGCGGGCATTGTCAAAAGACAACGAATATCTTGTTATCGCGTGTTGGCGCGGGGACTCTATAAGTTCGGTTGAAGAAGGGCGGTTATATTATTGGGATGGCATTTCACCGGTTGCTAATTTCTTCAAACCGGTAACGATGGGACTTCCCAACGCGATTTATAACGCTGACAATAAACTTTATGGCATTTATGGATCGTTCGGACAACTATTCGTGGGGAGCGAGCCATTCCAGAACATCCAACAAGTACCGAAGTTAGCTCCGAAAAAGACCATAGAAGTCTATCCCGGCGCGATGACGACCTGGCAACGGCAGGTGTTTATCGGGTACGGAGCGACTACGGATGATTCTACGGGCGTTGAACAGGGCGTGTATGCCTGGGGGAATAAGTATGATGCCATACCGGAAAGCCTGACCTATGCCTTTTCCATTTCAACCGGTACGACACAAGGAACAACACTCAAAATCGGCATGGTAAAAGGTGTTGGAAAATCCTTGTATGTCGGGTGGCGGGACGGGGCTTCGTATGGTGTAGACAAGATGATAACAACCGATGACGCGTCCGCTTCGTTTTCATGGGAGTCACTTATCTTTGATAATGGTAATCCGGCGAAAGATAAACTCGCTCTAGATTTAGTCATTCAATTCCTGCCCCTCGCTTCGGGAGAAACGATCACCCCAAAGTTCAAGATAAACCGCGCAACCAACTTTACTCTTGGGGATATGGTGTCAACCGTAGGCGCTTCACAGGCGAGGTTACAAATCAATGACCGGTTCGGAGAGATAGAGTTTGGATTTAATGGAACCTCAACCGGTACGTTCCCTCAGATTACGGGGATTTACTTCGCCTTTGACGATAATGCACAGGAGAGGAACTTCAGATTATGACGGACTTTCCTACTATAGATCAGGTGCAATATGTTCAGAATGTCCGTCCCAATCAACGAAACATTCTTCCGACTGCGGTAAAAAACAGACAACTATCTAGTAAACTTATTACTGAGTCTACATTTCAAATTCTTGGGCCGGTGACATTTTCAAACGGAGCCGCGTTAAATATCACGTCTACGATTGTTGCCACAGACAATCCTTTAATCCGGGTTGGTGCGGTTCCCTACATGATTGCGTTTGCAGAAGGCACTTCCCCCACCTCACTCGTATTTATCCCTTTTCAACTGCCAACAGCCACGGATTATCTTATTTTTGGCCCTATGACGATGCCGGTGTTTACCGGAACAAACTTTGATGGAAGTTCGGAAAGCAACTTAGTTATTAAAACAACACTCGTAAATGTATCGGGGGGGAACAAGACGGTCATGGTACTATTACAAGGGCGATATATTCTTGATACATCAAGCGGGGTTGCTGATATATGATATTTATACGTCTTTACAAAAATGGATCAGCTGTACTTATAAACACTGATACAAAAGGGCATAAGATTGAAATAAATGATGAGGTTGTCGGGGAAGTGGAAGCCACACAGGAGAATATGGATACATACTTTCCGAAGCCCGTGAAAACCGAAGGACAGCAGGAAACAAGTATCGTGACTTAGTATGGTATAATAAGTTTGTATTGGTGATTTTACGCCGTCCTTGTGGGCGGCATTTTTTTTGAAAGGAAAATTATGGCAGCTACACCACCCCCCTATGCTCCGAACACAGTAAATCAGACGGTAGATTTTGGCGGATATAACTGGAAAGGCCAGCCTGGTGGATCGTGGGTACAACAGGGAACGACCGGTGGGGCCGGAAACGGGTCAGGTGGAGGAGGATCGGCCTCGGTAGATACCTCAGCCATAACCGATGCGCTTAAAAATGCAGCGACAAATCAAACCGATTTCCTTGCTAGGTTTCGCGCAGCAATTTCAGGTACTCCCGCAACAGATACGACCGCAGCCACTCCCGGTATGGCAGAGAGAATACAAACTGAACTCGGAATCCCCGCACTTTCTAAAGCTGCGCAGGATATGGCAACCAATATAACCAATATGCCTACAACACAATTGGCGGCAAATCGTTATTTTGATACCAATGCCAATCAACTTCAGAGAATAATTAACCAGAAACAAAGCGAACTTGGCCCGGCAGCAACAGGAATTTCCAATGCGCTTGCAGCCGTTACTCCTCTTGCGACACAACAAATGCAGAATGAACTTTTGCCCTGGACTACCGAGGCTGGCATGGTGTCAGATACGGCAGCGCGAGAAGTTTCCGGCTACACGTCAATCATGCAGGCGCAACTTGATACGCTCCTTGAAAAAATGCGGGAGGGGTCAGCTCTTACCTTGCAGGAATCATCCCAGGCGGCAGATTTAGCAGCGAAAGAACAAGCGTATACCGAAGCGGCAAAAGCCAATACACAAATAGTAGAGGTTGGGGGGAGAAAGTTACTTATAAACTCCGCAACCGGACAGACAATTCAGGATTTGGGGAGCAGTTCTAGTGGAACGGGAGGGGGAAATCCCTCGACATATCTAACGCAACCAACACCAACGGTTTCTCTCGATACAATCTTTGGAAAAACACCAACATCAAGCGCAACACTAAAATAATATGACAGAAGAACAGATACAGGCGGCAATACAACAAGCAAGAGCAGCGGGATACCCCGAAGATCAGATTCAGGCTAAAGCGCAGGAGGCAAGGATGCAGGATGCGCCGCCGGCCGTTCCTCAGACTCAGCCGAATATGGTGCAGAATCTTATTGGTTCCATTACCAAGCCGTTTGTAGACACCGGAAAAACGCTTGTCGGAGGATTGGTACAGGTTCCCCTTTCCGTTCAATCAACTCAGGCAGAAGCAGCGGCACGAAATCAAGCTCTCCCCGCATGGATACGGTCAGTAGCCGGAAAAGTAGGAAAAACCGAATCGAATATCGTACAGGGTCTTGGTTCATCGGGAGTCGGTCTTAATCCACAGGAAACCGCTGCGGTTCACGCAAACCCCGGTCAGGCACAGGTTGACCAGTTAAAACGGGATGCGGCGATGGCTTCGTATGCAATTCCGTTTGGAAAGGGTGCGAACATAGCAACAAAAGCCCTTATTCCCGGTGCGGCCGTCGGTGGATTACAGGGAATATCCGAACCAGGAGCAACGCCTGAATCGGTTGTTGGAAGTGCTGTGACGGGCGGAACAATAGCAGGAGTTTTTCATGGAGCTGGTAAATTATTAGGGCCGACACTTGAAAAGTTGGGACTAAAAGCGGAAGAAGTGGGGGGGAATGCACAATCATCGGTGAGAAAAATCCACATGAAACCAAGTATTTATAGTGCCGCAAAAGAAAAAGAAATCAACGCAACCCTTGATGCGCTAGGAATTACGGGAAGTCCACAGAAACAATATGAACTTTTACAACCGAAAGTGGCAGAACTAGGAACACAGATTGATAATATTTTATCCGCTGAATCAAAACCGATAAAAATAAGTAGCATCGTATCTGACTTTCAAAAGAACCTAGATAGTGAAATTCGCGGAAAAGTTCTATCTTCAAAGGTAGTCAAGTCAGAAGCACAGGATTATATTCAAAGCCTTTATAATGCATCGGGGAATAAATTAGGGAACAGTATTGAAAGCCGTGACTTATTCGCTTTGAAACAAGCAGCCAATAAGGATTTTTCGCGGATTGCGGATAAGTTATTTAGCGGTCAGCCCCTTACTCCCGCTGAACAAGTACAAGCAGTAGCGCGTAAAACTTTTGATGACATTATTACAGAGAATCATCCGGCGGTTAAAACATTAACCAGACAACAAAGCAATTTATACGATGCGGCCAAATCTTTGTCTGCTGCACGGCAGAACCCTCCGACACTTCGTCTTGCTGGAACTTCTATACCGGGAGCAGCATCACAACGAGGCATGAGTATTCTTGGAAAAGGAACATCCGCGGCGGGAAAGGGTCTGCAAGACTTATCAACACTTCCGCCTATTCTTATGAATCCTAATGTTGAAAAGGGGGCCACAATTATTGGAACATCACTCCCAAAGATTAATGTACCAGATCAAAATCTGAATAATACCAATAATGGCGATAGCACCCAAAATATCCCACATACTCCTAGTATACCAACTCTGCCCCCAATTTCAGGATATACGAACGATCAACTCGCAACAGGATATACGAAAGCTATAGCAGCGGGAGATACGGTAGCGGCGAACAGAATAAAAGATATGTATGATATGCAGACTGCCAATGCAAAATCGGGCAATCTTTCAACTGCCGACCAAACACGCCATGACAATTTACAAACTGCGCTTTCTTCTCTTGAAGCGGCAGATATAAATCTTGGAGTAGCAGGAGGAGCAAAGGGGCCATTGTTGGGATGGACATCAACGCTTCCAGTTATTGGTGGGGTTATTAACCCGAAAGGTGCTTCCTATCATGCAACGAAGATAGAACTTGCAACACAAATGGCAAAAGCCATTACCGGGGGATCGCGTCCGGCCGGGAATGTTATTGAACAATATATGGAATCGTTACCTGACGTAAATGATACACCGGAGTTTGCACAATTAAAATTGAATAAATTAAGAAATGAATTATTGACACAAGCACAATCGTTCGGGTTTAACGATTTGGTACAATTGAATCAGTAGGTTAAAATAGTGAGATAAACCACATCGCAGAAACGATGATGAGGGAGAGGATAAAAATAGTGAAATATAATTCAATCATACTATATCAAAGTATAACATTATTATAAGATAAAGTCAAGTTAGGAGGAATATGGCAGGACAATTCGGAAATGCAATCGGTGGTGGATCGGCAATAGCTCAGGCCCTTGCAAGAAGGGGTATGTCCCCTATGTCGGGAACGGGACAAGTTAGCCCCGCGGCGGCCACATTTAACCCGCAAACACAACCCCCTCCCGCCCCTACAGGCGGTAGTTTACCATCTGCAGCTCCCCAAGCCCCTACAAGTCAACCTACAAGCCCACAAGCGGCTCCCCAAGGGACTCTTGGGGCGAGCGCGATGGGTGCAGTAAACCCGGAGGCACAGCTCATTGTCCGGGCGTTGAGTACCCGACTGGCAGCATTGACAAAATTAGAAGCGGGTGGGGGGACACCTCCCCAAACTCCAATGCTGTAATATCGGCGTATGGAAGCGACAAAAAATAAATTCCTTTGCCATGAGTCCTTTTCCTCAAAGGATGGGGTCACCCTTCGCGACTATGTTGAAACCCTGGTCAAGGAATTAAAAGAACAGCAAGATGACAAGATTATCTCGGTAGAAGAAAAACTGGCTACCGCCATGACCGCCAACGACAAACTGTATAGCCAGCGGTTTGATAGTTCTGACCAAGCGGTGCATGAAGCATTTGCTTCGGCACAACAAGCAATATCAAAATCTGAAGGCGCACAGGAGAAACGGAATGATGCCGTCTATGTGTCCATAGGAAGCCTTCAGCAAGCACTTGCACAGGTCATATCACGCGGGGAGTTTGCTTTATCAACCAAGAATACAGATGACAGGTATGACATACTGAAGAAACTCATTTCAGACCTGCAACTGCAAGGAACAAACTTCATCTCAATAACATCATATAATCAGCGTCACGAAGAACTCCAACGGCAAGTGAATGAATTACGGGATGCTCAGGCAGGGACAACGGGAAAGGGAGTGGGCGTAGGACAAGGGTGGGGAATTTCTATAGCCGCTTTCGGAATGATTATTGGAATATTGGGAGTTATGTTTAAAGTTTTTGGCTAATATGAAAATAAGGTGGATGACCTTTTTTAAAACTTACTTCAGGATGAGCTTTAGTATGTTCCGAATTGCTCATCAATTTAAGATTATCTATTCTATTGTCAGTTTTAATATGATTTATATGATGAATTACCTCGTTTCTTTTAAGTTTTCTTTTAATATATTGTTCCATTATAAAACGGTGTTCCAAAAATCTCTTTCCATTATGAAAAATTTGTTTATAACCAGACTTCAGCACACAGCCCCCCTTGTATCGGGGATGGTTTTCCCCCATGTGTTCCCCTTTCTGAAATCGCCCTGTATTCTGTTTGCTTCCCGAATACACACCCCGACAATGAGGGGAACAACACAGAAAACTTTCCCATCTATACTTCTGAATATAGACGAGTTTATGACATACATGACACGACAGATATTTCCCGCTTTTCACCATGACTATATCTATAACACCAATGGCATACAATATCAACAGCAATCGGCATTGTATCAGCCATTGTCGCCATCCTTTCTCGGTTCTTAAAATGATAACGGACGTGAATGGTATAATAAAAAATATGACATCACGCATGATGAGGATGTTTATAAGTAGAAAGGTGTTTACTGTGAGAAGAACACAATTCAAGATTTTCAGGACGGTTATCGTCACGAATATGATTGATATGGTGAATTTCTTCTCCCTTTTTAAGAAATCTGCCAAGTTTCTTTTCCATAACCAGTATATGTTCCCTAACTACATTTTGATGCGCTCTCGGATGATGAAATGCCCAAACCAATCTGTATCCATCCTCATTAATGTACGTTCTACCGCCTTGCCAATTCGGGTGTCTTTCCGCAGACAAGCCAATAACATCATGTTTTCCTTTTCTGATGAAATCAAAATAGCAATTAGCAGCATGAAAGTTATTTTTATGAAGTTCCGTTCTCCATTTAATAAATTGTTTACCGCAATTGGCACATTGGACTTTAATTCTACCCGTAGTAATATGTTCCATACCGAGAGGATAACATATGCCTAGCAGAATTTCAACGTCTTTACCATTTACTGAATTTACAGTTGCGGATGGCAATTACGATGAAACCCGTAAGCCGATAGACAGAGTGATAATACATACGGTTGTGGGAACAAAAGATGGTGCTATTGCAAGATTTTCCACTATAGGGACGAAAGTTTCGGCTCATTACATCGTTGATTGGGACGGGAAACTTTATCATGGGTTAGAAGAAACATTTACTGCATATCAGGCTGGCGATTACGCCATGAATCAAAGAAGTATAGGGGTGGAACATTCGGATTTGGGTAACTATAACGGAACACGACCGGATACACTTTATAAAACAAGCGCCGCACTCGTTGCTGACATCTGTACGTTTTATAATATTCCCATTGACCGGCAGCATATCCTGAAGCATTCAGAGGTTCATCCGACTGGTTGCCCAGATGCTTTAGACGTAGAGAGAATTGTACGGGAAGCGAAAATACTTGCCACACCATTACCGGAACCAAATCCCGGCTACGCACCGACATTCGAGGGCCAAACCGTAACAAAAGATGGGGTAACGTATCACGCATATAAAAATACCCAGGGAGTATTACTTTGGCTAATTCAAGCTCCCCCGGCTCCCACTCCGATACCGCCTCCGCCTCCTACGATCCCCGTAGACTACCCGTCCCTTGTAAAGAGGATACATGATATCACGTGGGGGCCGGGATACTGGTGGACACGCCTCAACGCTATTAAAGTTTTACTTCCAAAATGAACGAGGACATCACCAACGAACTCAAACGGTTATCCCGGCGGATTGAAGAAATAGGCCGGGTCGTAGATTTAGTATCCGCGGACCGTGATATATTAGAAGATGTACTCACCCGGCTGACGGCTGTGGAAAACGCTATGCACCTCTCCCGCAGTGTCGCGACCGATAACGTAAAGCAGATTAAAGAGGATATTAACGGGGTCAAGGATATTGTGGAGGCAAAGGTAGACCAAGTGAATGAGAACTTTAACGAACGGACAGTTGTCGTAAAGGCGGCAAAGATGAGCGTTGTCCAGCGGATATTGCTTTTATTACAAGGAAAAAAGTATGCCGGGGCATAGAATAGACGAACCGGATTATCTACGGATAACGATTGATGTGACATTACGCTATTTTTTTATTGCGGTTATATTAGGGTTTATAATAGGGATTATCGGGTTTTCAGTCGGTAGCCATTGGGCGTATAATAATATGGTACAACTAGGGCCATTACCATGATAGACATTCTACTTATTCTTTTATTGGTCGGTTGGTTTACGGGAGTTATCATCTTCCCGCTCTTTCCGCTCATCCACCTCTTATTTATCATCTTTATCATTTTGCTTATTATAAGAATAGTACGGATGTAGAGGGGAGGTGAGGTAAAAATGGTATTAACACAAGTTGAATTAGATAGAAAAGCAGTTCTCGTAGGGAAAGAAAAATCAGGAATGCTTACAGAAGCAGAGAAAGTAGAGTTGAAAGCGCTCAGAGATAAAGAGGTCAAGTAAAACAGTTTCCCTGTTGGGTAATTATTATCCAACAGAGAAAACGCTTTATTTTATCACAGCGAGGAGGTGATATATTATGATTACAGTAGCGACCGTGTTAATGATTATTGCGATTGTCATTGTCTTGTTTATTCTTTTCAAATTGTTAGGGTTAATTGAGTCAGCACTCGGTATTCCGGCCCCATGGGCACAGATAATTTACTGGGTTCTGGTCTTATTAATAGTGCTTTGGGCATTGTCGGCACTTGGTATTATGCAGCCCATCATTCGATAACTATGAGTATTATAGGAATTGTTATCATTATTCTTATTGTCCTTTTTCTGATACGGGTATTTTAAGGAGGTATATGGATGTGCAAAATGTAACCGGCACCGCCCTCATTTCGTTTGGGGGGGTGTGGTTTATTAATGCGATATATAAAAAACTGTTCGGACAGGACATGGACTCGCAGGTGAAGTTCATTATTGCTGTCCTTATCGCCTTTGGCTGGTCGTATATCCCTATGGGTGTCGGGAATGATATTGTTGCGCGTATACGGGATGCCGTGGGGATTGCAACGGGCATGGCGGGACTGTATCAGTTTAGCGGCGGCGTAGCCAGTAAGGTGAAGCCGGTTATTGCCGCACCGGTTATACAGCCTACTGTTGAGCCGCAGGAACCGATAACGCACCAGTCAGGAATATGAACGAACAGCAACCCAAGCCAACAGAAAAGAAGTGGGCGTTCCGTCATAATCCGGGGAAGCATGGGGAACAAACCATACACAATGAGGAAGTAGTCGTGTGGACAGACCAACCGGAACTCCCCAAGCCCGGTACACCCGCGCCCGCACCTCTGGAGGAACCGTGAAAGAGCAGGTTCCCCACATGGATGAAAGCAAGCGGGAACTCAATTCCCTTTTCAGGGATTTATATGGTGTTCCTTTGTCTTGGGCTGTGACGATCGGGGGATGGGATAATCCTTTGGGTGAGCATTGGCGCAAACGGATTAAAGATTTCAATTCCCTCATGTCCGGGGAAACAACCATACCCTCAGCAAAGGATATAAACGAGAAACACAATTTTGACTTGGACGAGTAGAAGGCTCTGTATTGCCCTACAACGGCTTATTTTCCCCCCCCTCATGTTCATACCTCTCGCTTTAGCCTCAAAGAGTAAAATGGCGCGTACTAATCGTCCCTATTGACATTCATAAAATAAAGTATATACTACAAAAATTATCAATGTCGAATAAAGGAGGAATATGCAATTTATAAAAACATCCAGTATCAAACCCGATCCAAACCAACCACGAAGAACCTTTAACGCCGAGAAAATGGAAGCTCTTGAAGCATCCATGAAGGCCGATGGGTTCCGAAAAGAATACCCGGTTATTATTGACGACAAAAATATCATTATAGACGGTGAACGCCGATGGAGGTCTGCTAAAAAGGTGGGCATTACCGAAATTCCCGTTGAAGTGAAAACGAATATCCAGCCGTGGGAACGGCTATTGTATCAACTGCAATCCGAGGGCGCGGAACTTCAGCCACCGGAACGGTTAGAGGCATGGTACAACCTATATAAAGGGTCAAAACAATCACATGAATTTCTTGCTAAAAAACTTGGTACGACAAAGTCGGTGTTTTCTTCTTCTGTAAGTGATTACGGTGCGTATTTGGCCTCAATGTCGGTATTGAGCAAGGGGTCGAAATTTCCGACCCCCGAACCGAAACGATTTTGGCCTCTCACCATTATCGGTAACGAACCCGATGTCAAACTCCGTGAGAAACTAGCAGAAAAGGCAATAAAGGAAGATTGGACAACAGATAAGGCGAGAGACATCAGGCGTTCAATCGCCGAACACCCGCTGCGCACCAAACAGATTCTCTCGCAGGATTATACTGACCCGCATGAGGGAAGTAATCAATGGAAGCTCCGGCTTGAAGTGGCGGAGTCGGATATAGACATTGAGGAATTGGAGGAAATGGGTCGGAATACCGACAAAATGTTCAAACAGGTAGACCAATGGGATCAACTCATGCGAAGCGCTCTTTCCCTACGGGCCGCCTTACAAGGATTTGATTACAAGTTGGCCCCCGTGGAAATTCGGGTGAAGTTACACCGGACGCTGACGACCGTGCTGCCGGGTCTGACTGACTATATCGGGGAACTTGAGAAGTACATGATTACCCGTGGGGAGCTTACAAAAACAGGCAGAACATTGAAAGGGGAATAATATGTCAATTTTTAATAAACCGTATAAATCGGATTTGGAGATGCAGGAGGCCGCGGTAGACTCAAAGCATAAATCCAAAATGCGTTCCCGCAGGATGAGCAATTCGCTTGCCGACAAGATATTCCGCGGGACAATCGCAAAGATTGATAAGGGAACGGACAATTTTTCTAAAGACGAAATGATACGGGCCGTTGCGGGATCGGGCCATATATCTCCGGGGGAACGATGGGTTTGGAATAGTGCCTGCAATTGTGCAATTGGGAAAATACGAAGATTTTATTGGAGTGATGAAATTCCCATGAGCAGCAGGCGGATGTTTTCGTATGTCCGTGATCGGGAACGCTATTGGCTTATTCCCGTTAACGGCGATAAAAAGACCGCCCTTGCCATCAATGTCGTTGTTGAGGGATATGACCGGAAGATGAAAGGTGAACGCGCTCAACTCAAAAAAATAGCAAATAGCGCATATAAGGATATGCTTAAATTAGACCCAGCAGAAAGAAACGAACTTATTGCCAAGCTCCGCGAGGAACACCTCCTCAACGGCGACACGGAGTAACTTGCCCTAGTTTGTACCACATTGATAGTCTTGACCATCCCCTTATTTTGCGGTATTGTGTTATTGGAAATACTTGAACAAAGTCGGTTTTGTTCTTCTGGTCAGCGTGTTCAAGCGCAACCAGGCCAGAGGAACAGAGCCGATTTTTTTATGACCCACACCATTCATCTTATTGGCAATTGGTATTTGGTAAATAGTAAGGCCCGGTCGCAGGATCAATCCCGCGTATTAACCAACCTCAAACGTCACTATAAATATCTCATTAAAAAAGAGAAGCAGACTGGCCAGCCGCCGTTTCCTGAAAAGGTTGCAATAAAACGGACTGGGCCGCGCTCTAATAAAATACGGATACCTCAGAATTGATATTGACCTGACAAAACTCAGGTGGGACAATTAATTCTAGGAAACGGCTTTTGGATGGGCGGGAATGGTTTTAGGGGAGGAGTGCGTTAGCAGTTGAAATGATATAGTTGCGTTGATAAATGATATGGATAAGATAAAAGTACCATTCGTTCCCATAAAGTTCCCTTCCCGTCAGGGATTGTCTATTCCCGAAATTGAAAAAAGAATAGAAGAACTCCGGGTACTCTATACAACAAGTGTTGGCCCCGATAGGGAGATGGTGAAAAAACGCGGGCTACTTTTGAAATGGGCGTTGGAACGGAAAAAGAACGCCGCGGGTCTTGCCCCTTGACATAAGGGGTTATACCCTGTTATACTCCCATTATAGAAACGTATAGCCTGATTATACAGGCGGAAAGGATAGTATGGATGCTAAAGCAAAAGGCGGGGAGAGAGGAAAAAAGCTGGTGTACCAGCTTAATGAGTTTCAGGAGCAATACCTTGAACGTAAAATTACGCTCAATGAACTTGCTCTTTTTTGTTGCCGCGCGGGGATAGATGCAACACAGGCAATTTTCAACGATACCGTCTTTACGGATTTGAAGAAAGGAAAAGTATGAACAACGCATATATGGATAATCAGGAGGATTACTATCCAGATCTGGTTTGCGATCAGTGTGGGACGAATAGGCAGGTTTCCGGTACATGGTACGGATCTATTTTGTGCGCAAATTGTGAAGCTATGGTGGAACGCATAAAAACCGGCGGAATTACTGAACAAAGCCAACAGGCGGAAAGTACAATATATTCAGAACAGGAGGCTCTATGACCGATCTCAAACAATTCACCGTAGGAATACACGGAAAACAATACCTAACGGTCGCCGGACGGGTGCAAATGGCTCACGATAGCGGCAAGTTTATTTCCATTCAAACGGAAGTGGTCACCCATGAACCATATATTCTGGTCAAGGCAACGGTAACGGTTGCGGGGAGAATTGCCACGCAGACGTTTACCGGCATGAGTGCCGCCAATCCGGGCAAGGCTATTGAAAAGATGTCGCCCTACGAAGTAGCGGAAACTTCGGCGGTCGGACGGGCATTGGGGTTTGCCGGCTTTGGGCTGGTAGAGGGTATAGCAACCGCCGATGAGATGGTCAAGGCTTCTACGGGCAGCTCAATGGCCCACGAGGGCTTTCCTGATGAACCAGTAATTACTAAATGTCCTGAGTGTGGCGCAACCGGGAAATATCATAAACCGGGGTGTTCACGAAAACTATGAAAGATGTTAAGAAACGCTTACAAGATGCCATAGACTTTCTCAATGGGTGTGAGAAATACGGAATTGAGGTAGACATTGAGGGACTAAGCGATATGGATATTATTGCGCTTGCTGATGAGATGCAAAACGCAAGCGAAGCCGCGTATGAGTCATGGAAAGAAACATGGGAAGCGGATACCTACGATGAAAACGGGTGCGATCCGGGGGGACACCCGAACGCTGAGATAATTGCTAAGAGGTTAAATATATGACCGATGTCCGTTTTGACTACCGGTGTATTAAGTGTCGGGAGAAGATAAGCGAGAGGTCGCATGAGTGGTGTCGCTTGCGGGGCATGGTTGACCTCTGTTTTTCGTGTCAGCCAGAGTTTGTAAAGAAAAGTCTGGATAGATGGAAGGAGGTGAAACATGATCCAAAAAACAACAAATTACGATCAATTTAAGTTTGTCAACGGAAACAGAACATTAAATCAGGGACATCTTGCGAAGTTGACGGTCAGTATTAGCAAGCGAAACCTCTTGGAATACGCTCCTATTCTCGTCAATGAGGCAATGGAAGTTATTGACGGTCAACACCGCCTTGAGGTTGCGAAGCAAAATAAATGGCCGATTTATTACCTTGTCGTTCCCCGGTCGGGACTGGATGAGATTATTGAGCTGAATACGACCCTACGCAACTGGAAGTTGAAAGATTTTATAGATAGCATGATTGTACTGGGGAATAAAACAATGCTCTACCTGAGGGGGTTTTGTGATGATTACGCCCTTTCCCCAAGTATAGGAATACTTCTTCATGTCGGGGGACTGGCGGGAGGAAGTTTGAACTCCAAGACGCTTTTGGAACGGTTGCGGTTTAACCCGGAACAACGGGAGATCGCTCATCGGGCAGCGGATTTACTTTTTGACGTTCGTCAGTTAAGTAATAGAAAGGGTATGTTGCCCCGGTCGGTAGCGTATGCAGCGCGTAGACTTGCCCAGGAGAAGAAAGACGTGGTGGTTGCAAATGCAATAAAAACACGCGGGAAGATTATTGCCATTTCAACCGATACGGACGAAATGTACGAAATTTTGTTAAGTTACGTGAAATAATTTCGTGATTGCCGCCATACACTGACGGCAATACAGGGAACTATTGACAATCGGGTATATACTATTATTATGAAACGAGCCGCATGGTTAAACACATGGAAGAAACGCCGACAAAAGATGCTTCGGGAACACCGGGGGGGTATGTCGTGGAACCAGCTTGCCAAGAAGTACAATATCAGTGTGGGGACAGTCGGCCGGAGATTAAAGCAAGCCAAAGAGGAAGAAATATGGTGATACGGTTCTGTAAATTCTGCGGCCATATATTGTCAAAGAAAAAAGGTATTGTTATTTGTAAGAATTGCGGAAGGGTAAACGCATGAAAAAGTGTGAAGCGTTAGAAGGTTGTAAAATAAAAATACGATATACAGTGATAGACCATACGTTGAAAAAGACCGTTCATTTGTGCGAAGCGCATTTTAAGCAAGGAATGAAAGCGTTTTTGATGAAAGACCCAATAATTGGACACTTAATGAGAGAAGGATATATTTAGTTCTACTATTCAAGAGATATGAAAAAGCTGATGTTTGCGAAGAAAAAGAAATGGAATAAAACAACGGCGAAGAATAAGCTGGATAAACTATTTAGCTTGAAAGTACGGGAGTTTGGACGATGTTATCTTCAAGGAAAAGACCATGTGAACTGCGGGGGAGTATTACAAACGGCACACATCATAGGTCGGGGAAATTTATTCTTACGGTGGGACTTCAGAAACGCTTTGTGTATTTGTAGCGGCCACCATGTCTATTACACTTACCACCCGGAGTTCTGGCGATCCATGATGGTAAAGTATGTGAAAGAATATACCGGATTATTGAAAGACCAACAAAAAAAGATCACGTTTAACCAAGTATTCTATGAAGAAAAACTAAAGGAACTTATATGAATAAATTACGATTTTGTAAACACTGCGGACACTTACTATCAAATAAAAAAGGTGTTGTACAATGTAATTGGTGCGGGAGGAATAACGCATAAGTTGTAGTAGCTCTACTCTATATGAAAAATGATAAAAAAGACTTATATGAGGGAATGGGTTGTGGGTGTATGATACTTGCCGCAGGAATAGCGTTGTCATTACCAACAATTTTTGCATCACTAGAAATAATAGTAAAAGCAATTTGGAAATAGCTCTACTCTATAACGAGAGGAGGAATATGAAAACAGCAATTTTAATTACAGACCAAGTAAAGCAAATAATGTTTACGGCTGAAAATGATGCAGAAAAAGAAGCATTGAGTTATATTTCGCCTGATGATGATATTCATACAGTTATTAAGGTAGGAACATTCGTTGATGCTAGACATGACAGAGTTTTCGGCGCAAATGTTTATGAGTGTCAAGGTGGATATTATCGTGCAGAAGAACAAGAAAATTCAGTAATGTTTGTATTAACGCCAAAAACTAAAAAATAACTCTCCCTCTATAACGAGAGAGAAAGGTAGATTGGATTGGTTGGGAATGGAGTTTTCGGAATGGAACTCACTAAGAGTTTTGGGGCGTTCCCAACCCACCGAGTCTATCCTACAAGGAAAGGAACATATGATGATGGCACTACCAGAGAAGTGTGATAGGTGTAAGGGAAATATGGGGAATACGTTTTGGGCGCTTACTTTACCCACCAGAACTCCAAAAAAACGAGGAAAAACAATAGTTTATTCATATTCACAGGTTCTTTGTATTTGCAAGAAGTGTCAGAAAGAACTGGTAACATGGGCGTTGAAAAAAGGGTGATATGATAGACGGAGGGAGGTGATAAAAATGAAAAGAGATAGAACGTATTTATGGGTAATTTTAGGGTTATTACTTCTTATTCTTCTCTCGTTTATATTTGCAAGAAAAGCAGAGGCAAGTTATACCTGCAATTCCACTCACGCGGTATGTCGGGATGATGCGTGTGTACGGGCGGCAGGAATAGGAACGAATGAGTGTACGGTGAATGAGGATTGTATAACGCCGACTCCTGAAGTAACGCCGGAAGTAACCCCGATCGCAAGTACGGGAAGCGGTGGGAGTCCCCCGCAATTTGCAGGAAGCTCTACGAACGCTCCGGTAGCTGCGATATGTACGGTGCCGATAGAAGCGCCGATACTCCAGGGATTCAAGGCGTTGTCGCCGACAAAGGTTTTATGGAGTTGGTGGCCGTCAGTCACGCAGGGAATTGAACACCAATGGCTGACGTATGGGTATACGAAAAACAATATGCCTTACAGCGTGCTGGATATTCCGGCCGGTAAGACAAATCAGGATACGGGAGAATTAAAGGTAGGAATAATGCGGTGGGCGCAGGTGTGCGCAATTAAAGACGGATGTGTAAAATGCAGTGAACCGCTCGATCCATGATTGGTTATTGAACGCTTGGATTTAGAGTACCCAGATGCCTACGCCCAAGAATTGAGAAACCATGAAAACAAGAAACTGTATTCAATGCCATAAGGAGTTTGTTGTTTCTCCGACAGAACGGTGGTATAAGCATAAGACGTTTTGCAGCGCGAGGTGTTCCCTGATATATAAGAAACTTGTGCATTGGAGTAAGAAACGGACGTATTACTAATGATAAATTACTGTATTCTCTGTCGAAAGAAACATGATGCCTTAAACTGGCGCTTTGCATCCCTTTCAAATGTTGAGGAAGTGAAGTGGGGATGGTTCTGCGATAAATGGTTCAAGCCCCCGCAACACGAGTGGGTTCCCCAACGAATTAAAGAGGATCGGAAGAAGTTTTCCAAAGATATTTTACAACCCTATCGTGCGGGTGAAGCGTCCCGCGAGTTTATAGAAGCGTACCCGGAACGCGCCAAAAAGACATTCACTAAAAAGGAATTAAGGAACGCAAAGAATGTGTGGAAGTAGGTATTGACTCGTGTGATAGAATACAACCATTAAGGAGATTTTACTCTGCAAAAATTCCACAACCAGCAAATAATCAGGAATAAGACGACCGGCAAGCCCCTTCTGGTCGCCCATGTCTACCGCAGTTGTACGATTGTCATTGATCCCACCGAACCCAACCTCCCAATTCTCCATGTACTTTTAGAACGCGATTATGAGGAGTGGAGCGAGGAGAAGGATTTTGAAGATATACGGGATGCAAATGATACAATGGATATGGGAAAAACGGCATACAATCCGGTGCAATTATGAGTATTCTTTCTATGGTTCTTATTTGGCTGATGTCTACGGTGAGCGCCCTTATCGGGTACTTTATCGGCCGGGACTACCCGACCCGCGAGGAAGTCATCAAGACCATGAAGAAGAAGTTTGACACGACCCCCGTAGGGCCGGTCAACCGTCCAAGCGCCAAGCAACTGGCAGCATGGGCCGATCCCAAGAAAGCGGCAGAGGAAAAAGCGATGATTGATTCATTAAAGGATTTTCCTGAGTTGCAGCCATGAAATACGACAATATAAGAAAATGGGCGAAAGACCATAAGAAGAACCCGAACGCTCTGGTTAGATTATTTAAGAAATTAAACAAAACGGAAACCATGATATTTTTAGAGGAGATGAAAGATGAAGGACACACGAAACATAGCCACCTTGCATGAATGGAAGGACAATCCCCGCAACATAAAAGAAGGGGACTTCACCCGCCTCAAGGGGCAAATAGCCCGCCTGGGGCAATACAAGCCCTTACTCATAACCCCTGACGGGACGGTAATCGGGGGTAATATGCGGCTTCGTGCCTATAGAGAGTTAGGTGTTACCGATATATGGGTGTCCATTATTGAGCCGAAAGACAAAAACCAAATGCTTGAATACGCGCTTTCGGATAACGATAGGGCTGGTTACTACGATGACGATATGCTTGCCAACCTCATTCCAAACTACCAAATAGACTGGTCACAGTATGCGGTAGATATGAAACCGCCGGAAGATATACAAAAGTTAATAGATAGAATAGCACCGGTTGAGGAGGATGAAGCACCTGAAGTATCAGAGGGTGAGGCTATATCAAAACTAGGTGAAGTGTATCAGCTGGGGCGTCATAGACTGATGTGTGGGGATAGTACAGAGATAGAGGATGTTGAAAAGCTAATGGATGGTCAGAAGGCTGACATGGTGTTTACTGATCCACCGTATGGAATGTTTTTAGATACTGATTGGAGTGATGCAAAAAGTAGTCTAACTTTCATGAAGGACAAAGGAGTTACTGGTGGACAAAAACATAGAGAAGTAATAGGCGATCACGAAGATTTTGATCCAAGTCATATATTTACATATTTTGATTATTGCAAAGAGATGTTTTTATGGGGAGCAAATTATTATGCAGAAAGACTGCAGAAAAAGAATGATGGTAGTTGGTTCTGTTGGGATAAACGACTAGAGGAGAGTATGGATAAAATGTATGGAAGTTGTTTTGAACTAGTGTGGAGTAAGAATAAACACAAGCAAGATATGGTAAGAGTTAAATGGGCTGGTATATTTGGTAGAGAAAAAGAGAAAGACAAACAGACACTACATCCCACAAGAAAACCAGTTGAATTATCTACATGGTTTTACAAGAAGTTTAGTGAGGAGAATGATATTGTTGTAGACCTATATGGAGGCAGTGGTTCATTTCTCTTAGGAGCAGAACAAACCAACCGTATCTGCTATATGATGGAATTAGATCCAAAATACTGTGATGTCATCAGAAAACGCTATTATAAGTTTATAGGAAAAGAGGAAGAATGGCAGACCTTGTAAAGCAAGAAGAAAACAAGCCTGGCAAAGGAGGTTTTGGAGATCACCCAGAGAATATAAATCGTGAAGGCCGTCCGAAGAAAGGTATGGCACTTACCGATCTCATGCGGGAGATGATGGATGAAACGCCGCAGATTAAGAAGGCGATTATGGCGAAGCTGATGCAGATGGCCGCAGAAGGCGATATAGCCGCTATCCGTGAGGTCTTAGATCGGACGGAGGGTAAACCCATTCAACCGAATGTTGATATGGGTGAAGATAAGATGGAAGACCTTTTACATATTTATATTCCGGAAAAAAACAAATGAAACCTATTATCACCAAACACGCCATTGAAAGACTGAGATCATTTGGGATTACCTATTCGCAACTTGAAGCGCTTTTAGATACTGCAATCTCATGGCCCCCAAGCCACCACAGTAAGAAGGATGACTCCATTACCCTTAAGAATGGCCCGTATTTATTCGTCATGGATAAAGAAAGAAAAGTGTTGATTACGGTCTATGACCAACGGCTGAATTTGAAAGCAGCGGAGTTATGACATGGATTGGAAACCTCATCCAAAGCAAGAAGAAGCGCTCAGGCAAAACGCCTTCGAAATACTTTTCGGAGGGGCAAGGGGAGGCGGCAAAACTGATACAGGGTTGGTATGGTTACTCAATGGCGCTACTCATCCTCGCTATCGCGCTCTGGTTATACGGCGTAATGCCGATGACCTATCTGATTGGGTGGATCGTGCTGTGCGCTTCTATCATGGCATGGGGGCTAAGATTGCATACCGTCCGGCAGAGATTACATTCCCATCCGGGGCGACAATTAAAACGGGACACCTTAAAGATGACCAAGCCTACACGAAATATCAAGGGCATGAATACCAACGACTTCTCGTTGAAGAACTCACGCAAATTCCTGAAGAACGCAGATACCTCCAGCTTTTATCGTCATGCCGTTCAACCGTTCGAGAACTTGTCCCGCAAGTATTCGCCACGACAAATCCCGGTGGAGTGGGGCATGGGTGGGTCAAAGCTCGTTTCGTTGATCCCGCCCCGCCCGGTACACCATTCCAAGATAAAGAAACGGGGCAAACGCGCATCTTCATCCCCGCGCGGATAGATGACAACCCTACTCTTGTAGACAACGACCCTGATTATGTGCGGTTCTTAGATGGATTGAAAAGTACCGATGTAGAACTTTGGAAAGCATGGCGATTAGGGGACTGGTCAACATTCGCCGGGCAATTCTTCAAAGAATGGCGCACCGACTTACATACTTGTCCCCCTTTTATTCCCGATGTGAAGAACGTCAAAAAGATTACTGCGGTAGTAGGAGGAATGGATTGGGGTCGCACCGCACCTTTTTCCTTCCACCTTTCCGCGCTACAGTTCAAGAACTATATTACCGAGGAAGGGCAATCCATAAAGTTTTATAGACTATTTACGTTCTTGGAAGTCTACGGAACTGATAAGACCCCAAAGGAGTGGGCGAAGATTATTAAAGACCGTCTACAAGGCTTCCAGTTGACCACACGCGACATTACATGGACTCAGGGTGATCCGGCTATGTTTACTAAAGGTCAGGACAGGTCTATCTCCATCGCCGACCAATTTCTTCGTGAGGACATTCGTATTAAACCCGCAAGCAACGACCGGGTAGGCGGGTGGGAGAATATGCACAACTGGCTCAGTCTTGCGCCGGACGGACTTCCGTATTGGATTGTTGCGGAAACCTGCGTTAATTTAATTAGAACCCTCCCGCAACTCGTTCACGATGAGAATAATGTGGAAGATGTGGATACGACCGGCGAGGATCATGCCCCGGATGATTGCCGGTATTGTTTGAAGGCTCTCAAGTGGCTTGACGGAGCGAAGATAGGGGGAATAAAGTTTGGTGGGAAACCAAAAGTATGGCTTCCGAAATGGGATGAGGGAAAGTCCGTTGCGGTATCACTGGAACAATTTGAACGGGCGGGAATAAAGAAGAAAGCCTATTATCCAAAATAATAAAAGGTGTAGTGTATAATACAAATAATGCAGGTTATCATAGACCATATCGTTGAGGATATTCAGGTTACAACGGTTACGCTCGCCCACGATATTACCGACCCCACTGGATCACGGATAAAAATGTTTCATTGTCCCGTTTGTGGTTCTCCTGTAGTTCAATACAGCGGGTTCGTGGCACGAATGTTCCCCGGCATGGAACCCGTTACTCTCCCTATCATAGCCCGTTGCACAAATACGAGGCGGTGTAATGCAAAGTACCTTTTCAGAAGCATTGTTTAATTGTGGTATAATGAGGACAACTCGGTGATTTTACGCCGCCTGAAAAGGTGGCGCTTTTTATAACTATGGACAATAGTCAAGGCATCCTCCAAGGTTCATTTACGAAAGCACCCATTGATTACCCCGTCATAGCAAAGGAAATGGTTGAGGCGCGGCAAGACCCACTCTCGTTAGAGATAGACGATGACGAGCTGGCACGGATTTCAAAAAAGAGAATAGATGACGACCAGAAGTTCTATGAACAGAAATACCATTTAAGTACCCGGCGACATAAAAATGAAGTTTACTACTTCGGGCGACAAGTGGCCGAACGGGAGAGAAAGGGTGAGTTAAAAGAATATGAGAGTCGCAATCAGGACAATGCCCTCTACGAAATCATGGCAACGATTAAACCCCTTGCCATGACTCACCTACCGGATATGATTGTTACCGCCGGTAAACCGGGGGATAAGGAGAGCGAACAAGCCGCGGAAGATTTAGGCGAATGTGTAGACTCGGATATTAAATCAAGGAATAATAGGAAAGTCTTAGGATTGGCGTTCAAGCATTTTCCCGTATATTTCATGGGATGTATTAAAGCCCGTTGGGATCCGCAACTCGGAGAATCAGGGGATTATGTCTTTGAGGTCATCCATCCCGACAATATCATCTTTGACCACTTCTGTACGACAAATAACGCGGATGATATGAGTTATGTCGCCCAAAGCGTTTCTATGACCGTTCAGGAGTTAGTCATGCGCTTCCCCGACAAAAAAGAAGAAGTATTTGCCAAGTTAAAAACTCAGGGGTTAATGTTAGGCGAGAATCCAACTTGGAAAGATTTAGCTTCGCCGATTAAAATTTGGGAGATATGGAGCGACTGGTATAAGAGAAACGATACGGGCAAACTCGCCGATACCCAACCTCCTTTAGACAAGCAGAATAACAAATGGGAAAAAGTATCGGGTGTAATTTGGAAGTATGACGATATTATCTTAAAGAAGATGAAGAATCCCAACTATGACCATGAGGGGGAAGAAAAGATATTTACCTATGAAGTTGCGGGCGATCCGACCACGAAGAAAGAACTCGGCGCACCGGAGGCTCTTGCCGCTTTGGTAACGGGTGTGATGCCCCCCAATGTTTCAAAGGAACAGATTTATCATAACTTCTTTGATATGCCCCGCAAACCATTCTTCTTCATGGGGTACGATCAATGGGGCAAACAGCCGATGGATGAAACGAGCTGGTTGGAACAGAACTTACACAATCAGGAAATTCTTGACCGCAGGGGAAAACAAATTGATGAAATGCTCTCCGATCGCGGGAAGCACGTCTTTAGTAAAGACGGGGGGTTAAAACCTGACGATATAGAGCGAATGGATATGAACGATCCCAAGCAGGATATTCTTGTTGAAGGGGATGTGAATAAAGTCCATTCGTTTATCGCCCCCGAACAACCCTCACCGCAGGAGTTTGCCTCCATAAATGACACAAGGGCAAGGATGTACGGAATATCCGGTTCCTCAGCAATCCGGGGAACGATGCAGTCAAATGTCGCAACGACCAATCAAATCGCCAGGGAAGCTGACTTTACGCGGGCTGATGATGTGGTAGAGGATACGATAAACGCCGCAAGCGAATGGATGTCCCAATGGGCGATGCAGTTTATCCGACTTAGATATACGGAAGATCATTTTAGAAAACTGTTAGGGGATAAGGGGAAGGTCATGTTCATCAAATTACACAGGGATTTAATTTCTGATGGCATGGAAGTAATGATTAAAGCCTCCGGTACGGACAAGTTGAAAGCGCAGAACAATGCGATGCAAATGGCTACCTTGAAAATGATTGATCCGATTACGTTCTTTGAAGATATGGGACTCTCCGATCCCCAGGGGAGAGCCAAGAAACTTCTTACTTTTATGGGCGATCCGGCTTCCTACATGGCAGAATATGTCATGGAGACGAACACGCCTCAATTGGTTGACGGATTGTTAGGAGCAGGAGCCGCGCAGGCTCTTGGGGGTGGACAGGGAGCCGCGACAGCGTCACCGGGAGGTGGGACAGGGCAAGTTCCCGCGCCTGCTGGCATAAACGCTCCCCCTGTTGCCCCCACTCCGATAAACCCGACACCGAATAATACGGCGGCTATTCCCGCGGCCCCGCCAGTCACCGCGCCGCAGGGGAGTCCGAGGGGGATGTAATGACCCCGCAGGACTTGTGGAATTTCTTTAAGCAGAAAGGTGCAGTTGCCAAACAGGATGTGGAACAGGCGATTCGTAGTCTTACGCCGACCAATCCTATTCAAAACGCCATTCAAAGCGGTATTCCTCTAAGTCAGGTTATTACCCAAACCCCGCAGGCGAAAATGGCAACGGATTACGTTTCGGGAATGTTACAGCCTACTCAGGAACAGAAAACCCAATCCCCGGTAACTACGGCACTTCAAACACTCGTTCCCCCTTTACAGTTACCCATTCGGGCAAAACAGGCAGGCAATACACTTCAGGATTTATCGGAGTTAGGGAAGATGCGGGACACCACACCGGAGTCTTTGACGAGGATGATGCCGTACTTGTTTATGACTTCCGGCCCCGTTGCGAAAACAGAACCCCCCCTAGAACCCCAAGCTCCTACAGGAGGAGAGATAGGGGGAGTAACAAAAGAATTACCAGATAGAGCTAAATTAGTATTACAAGAACTTAAAAATAGAAATATACCTGTAAATCCTGATGGGACTGTTGATTTATATCACGCAACAAGTCCAGAAAACGCTAAAAATATAGTTAAAAATGGAATTATGGGTATGCCAGAAGATGCTCCTTCTTCTTATGGAGTATATGCTTCTACAGGGAAATCAGTTGCTGAAGATTATGGTAGTGGTGGGCTTGTTAAAATTAAAGTACCTCTTAAAGATTTAGCTGTTGATGGTACGTATGCAGATAGAGTTGATGTAATTATAAATACTAATGGAAAGAAAACTTATAAACCTATTTCAGTTAGTTCAGGAGAGATACCTAAGGGGGGAGTACCAGAGGGGCCGCTTGCGAAACTCAAAGCCCAACAACAACTCATGCAGACTAATCCAGAACAACTGGTGAGAGGAGGCAAATGAAAGCAAAACTAAAAAACGGAAAACTCTACGTTGATCCCGCACAAATGAAGATGGGTATGAAAGAGGAAATGGAACATAAGGACGTAACGGGGGGCGACCCGAAACTTACGAAGAAAATAGTCATGGCACACTTGAAAGAAAAGTCTGATTATTACACGAGATTAAAAAAGGCTATGGTATAATGAAAGGAAACCTATGAGTCATTTACAACCCGGATATCCCGGCGCAGATCAGAATATAGAGAAGCTGACCAAGATGGTCGGCAAGAGTAAGATCACCGCCGCGATGGGTGAGGATCAGAAAGAACACGATAAGTACGAGGTCTTTGAGGCGATTTGTGTCCTCAAGGATGCCGCCCGCGACCTCTATTGTGACGGGGATATGAAGTGGGACGAGATGGTGACGGAACTTTCAGCAGCAATCCTCAAACTCAAAGGAAAAGAAAACGAACTCGCACAAATGGATAAAGATGCAGAAAAAGCCGGTACAGATGAGGAGGAAACATGAAAGTAGTTAAATATAAGGGCAAAACCTACAAGGCAAAGAAAATGGAAAAGGTCATGGGCGAGTTTAAGTCTGGTACGCTTCATTCAGGCAGTAAATCAGGCCCGGAAGTGAAAGCACGCGATCAAGCTATCGCAATCGGAATTTCCGAAGCGAAAAAAGGAAAGAAGGCCGCATGAAAGCCACAAAGAACAAAAAGACCGGTAAGTTAGTATTGCACCTGAAGAAAGGCGCACTTCATAAGTCATTGGGTGTTCCTCAGGGAGAAAAGATACCTGCGAAAAAAGAAGCTGTTAAATCTACCGACAGCGCCCTCACGAAGAAGCGAAAAATTTTTGCCCTCAACGCTGCCAAGTGGCATCACTAAGATTTCGGGTAGATAATGCTATACTGTATTCATGGCAAGAAAAAAGGTTACGACCGTTACAGAAGAAGATGTCCCCGAAGGCGTAGATTATAAGAAGATGCACGATCAGGATATTTCTGAAGTCGTGTCTGATGCGACCAAGCCCGAACCCCCGGAAGATAACGCAGTTGAAAAGAAAGCAAAGGAAATTCCCAAAAAAGACGATGAGGAAGTGGATGTGGAGCTTGAAGAACTGGATACCGAGGCGTTGAAAAAAGAAGCGGCTGCGGAAGCAAAGAAACAGGTCATTGAAGCCCTACAAGACAAACCCAAAGAAGAAGTTGATGAGTACGAGGCATGGGCCAAGAAGGTCTTTGATGAAACCGGCAAGCAACCCAATTGGAAACAAGCCGCCGAGTTTATCAAAGAAAACGCCAAGCGCGAAATACGGGCAGAAGAAGAAGCCAAAGCCAAAGAGGAAGAAGATAAAAAGGCTACACAGGCAGAGGAAGAAAAGAAAGTTACGAGCGACTGGAACGCCTTTATAGACCGGGAGTTGGATGACCTTTACGCGGAAAGCAAACTCCCGAAGATAAAAGATGCCAATAGTGCGACCGACCCCGGCGTTGTTGCACGTAAAGCTCTCTTTCAGACCATGCTTGATGTCAATACGAAACTACAAAGTGAAGGCAAACCTATTGAGTATTCCATTTACAAGATATTCCACAAATACTACAAAGCACCCAATAGACAACCGGCTGGCGCTGACGCTCCGATTGCCGGAGGAACGGGGGGCAACGCTGCCCCGGAAGATAAAGTGAGCTATCAGGAACTCAAAAAACCCTGGCACTCATTCCTTAGTGATTTGGTGAAAAAATAACTTGACAAGTATCTTCTCTTAGTGTTAGCATGATTTCATAAGGTTATTTTAGACCGCCGTAGTTGGCGGTTTTTTCGTGCAATAAGCACATAATATAAAAGTTTTTTTTAAGAAAAGGAGTTCAATATGGCAGATGGAATCCCAAACACAAGTCGTGTATCAGACCTAACATACCAAAAGATATACGCAAAGGTCGTAGATCAAGTCCTCAATTCACCGACCTATTATTCAAGAGTTGTTTCCGCAGGAAAACCCTTTGAGGGAAAAACGGAAGATGTCGTATACGATATTCTCGCCGACACGCAGGGACAGTTCTTCACCGGACTGGAAACATTAAATAGTGCAGCGGTTTCAACAACGGTGACAGGAAGCTATGCACACACGGCCTACACACAGCCCCAAGTATCTATCATGCTTGAGAGCTTTGCTAACGTAGGAACACAACAGGCGATTTCGCTTGATGATTTCAAGTTTGAGAAAGCAGCAGCCCAAGCCCTTCAGGCTCTCGGCAGTGCAATCTACGGGGATGGGACAGGAAACCAACCCCTCGGACTCGGACAAATCGTCAATGACAGTGGATCAGTCGGTGGACTCGCAAGAGCCACGTATCCGAGCCTTTCGGCAACTGTTACCGCATCAGGCGGAACATTAACGCTCGCGAAGATGGCGACTCTCTATGACGCGGTATCCGCGGCGGGACTCGCAAGCGAGGAACCGAATGTCGGACTGACCACGAAAGCAGTATGGAGCCTGTATGAACAGCTCCTCTCACCGAACATCCGAACCTCTTACAATGAGGCAGGGTATCCGGCACTCGCCGTTCGCGGGAAGTTTATGATGAGAAATAAATCTGAGCTGAAAAACGCTCAGGGATTTACCGCACTTTCCTATCGCGGTATTCCTCTTATCAAAGATGACTTTGCCACAAGCGGTGTCTTATTCTTCCTCAACGAAGAATACTTTGACTGGAAAGGGCGAACGCTCGTTCCTGAGATGTATAAAGATACACTGGAGAAAGTGAACCTCGGAACCATGTCAGCCTATGAAGGCACAGGAGCCGAAGCATTAAGTTTGCCGAGCGAATATAACGGATGGTTCTACCAGAAACCGTTGACGATCCCAGATCAAGCGGGTCGTATCGCAAGGTTCTATGTCATCGGACAAATGGTTCCAAGAAGTTTCCGCAGACAAGGGAAGCTGACCGGGATCACAGCAGTCTAAGAAATAGAAATATAAAAGGTTCTTTTAAGAAAGGAATAAAATTATGTCAGGACTAGGCGGAAGCCCAACAATCGGGACAGTGGATTTGTACACAAGTAATGCCTCACAAGGCAATACGGCAATCGGACAGCTTATCTACGGAGACGCAGGTAAGGGATACCGATACGTCAAAGCAGGGGTATCAGCACTCGTAGTCGGAAACCTTTTACAAGGCCCGGCAATTGATACGCAGTTTGACGACATGGCGGTAGGAGTTGCAGGAGTCGTTGGTGATATGTTTATCAAAGTCACCAATGGAACCACAGCCTTAACAGGTAATGAGTTCGTTGGCGGAACCATCATGGTATCCGTTAACAGTGCTTCCGGTACAACGCTTGCTGATGAATACACCATTGTCGGAAATTCAGCGGCGATTTCAGGAGCATCACTCAAGGTAAATATTGACCGGCCGCTTCGTGTCGCACTTACAACCTCGACCACGAAAGTAACCATGAGGTTGAGTCCGTATATGGGTGTGTTACAGGCAATCGCCTCAACACTCACCAGTACAATCGTAGGAGTTGCAATCTATGAGATCGCGGCAGGCGAATACGGATGGATTCAGACAAAAGGTGTCGGCGCTGTTTTGGCAGATTCGACTTCCATTCTTGTCGGAAGCCAGGTAACCGGAACGTCAGCAACCGCAGGAGCAGTAACTCTTGCAGTAGCAGGACTTCCCAATGTTGGATATGCCATGCGGGCAGCCTCATCTGGAAAACCGTTACCGGTACTATTGAAGATTGACTGAGGTAACTATGAAGAAATCAGTCGAACCAAAGGTTGAAGAACCAAAGGTAAAAGTTCCTGAAGAAAAACTTTGTCCGGCCTGTAAAGGTACGGGAATCGCAGACCAACGGACACTTTGTCCGGTCTGCGCAGGAACAGGAAAAGCAGTTTAATCGCTCTTGACCTCGCCTTCTAAAAAGGTCGGGGGAGAGAAAAATACAAAGGTTATTTTGAGAGCGCCCCTTTGTGGGCGTTTCTCGTAAGGAGGAGATTATTTATTTTTAGTGTTACATGATATACTTAGAGGATGAGGTCTAAGGAAGTTCGCCAAAAAATTAGTATCGGGTGCAAAAGAAACGGCGTGGGGAAATGGATGATAGGACGGAAACATACACCAGAGCAGTTAAAGAAAATGAGTGAATCCAACAAAGGGAAACATTCAATAAAAAGACCCGATGCTGAAGGAGAAAAAAATTGGAATTGGAGAGGCGATAAAGTAAGTTACAGAAGTTTACATTCATGGGTAGTAAGAAAGTTGGGAAAAGCCCATAAATGTGAAAACGACCCGACTCATTACTCAACACGATATCATTGGGCGAACATAAGTCACAAATATAAACGCGACTTATCGGATTGGAAACAAATGTGTCCCAGGTGTAATAGTAAAGATAGATAATCAAAATAATTATGATTTATATTGAGGATCATTTGCCCGTTGTAAAGTTCAACGGACTAAATACAGCAAAAGCAGTAGATTTTAGTAATTCGGCAACCGCAGCCCTTCCGGCGGCAACCACCATCGGGGGATCAAGTGTAGCAGCGCTCGGCGCAATTACCGCGGCGACATCAACCGCATTTACCGTAGCCTCTACAGGCAGTAATTACGGTTTGCAGGTTGATGAGTCTACCACGAGTGCCATTACGGGGGTAAAGATTACCGCAGCCGCAACAGGCGATGGGGTAGCACTCACCGCCCTTGGGGGGACGAATGAGCCGCTTATTATCAACGCCAAAGGGTCAGGGGCAATTTCCCTGAACGCAACCGCAACAGGTGGAGTCACCTTGGGACGGGCAACAACAATAACCACGGGTGACCTTACGGTTACCAATGGAAATATCGTAGTATCGGCAAACGCAAAAGGGTTATCCTTTACGGGAACGGGGGCAAACGGAGGCGTACTTACAAACTTAAAGAACGCAGCCGCAAGCACGTTGTCTGGTACGAATGTAGATATCGAAATAAAAATCGGTTCTACTTCATATTTTTGGACTGTATATCCAACGAAAGCATAATTGCTGTTTCTCTAGCCCCCCTACAGGGGTTAGAATAAGGAGCAAATTATGTCAACGTCCACTTCATCCTTTTGGCGCGATGCAAACCGAGTACCGATTACCCAGGTGGGTGTCATGGCTTCGCGTGATACGACCTTTGTCAGTACAGGCACATTGGTTATTCCTCTTTTCAAAGTTACCGGAACCATATTGGTCAATGCGCTCTATGGCGTAGTAACTACGGCCTTAGCCGCGAATCACCGGGCATCATCATTCCGGTTAAATGACCAGACGGCAGTCACTTACCTTACCGCAATCGGTGGGACAACTTTAGACAGCGCATCGGTAGGATCGGTCATTATAAAAGACCAGCTCGCGGCAGCAGCGGTAACGCTACTGACATCCGCAGCACGGGCAGTCTTAGAGCCGACCACCGTTCAGACTCAAATATTCACGCCGACCGTTCTGGTTCAGAAGAATGGTATTGAAACGGACATAGAATACAGATTTACGAGTTCAACTAATCCTACTACCGGAGCCATGACGTTCTTCTGCGGGTATATTCCTCTATCACCGGACGGAAATCTGAGTGTGCTTTGATATACTACATGAATGGTAAAACTCTGTGTCGGTGTCCCCAATGGCGGTACGATCAAAACGCAGACGGTCGCTAATCTTTACGCTCTCACACAACACCATATCCCCCTCTACTTCTCCATGCCCATCAGCGGGTATTCCATATACAACAGGAATAAGACGGTAGAAAAGGCAAAGGAGATAGGCGCCTCCCATATCATGTTTATTGATGGCGATATGCTCTTTACCCCCGATGCGGTGA